AGCTTGAGGTAGATGGAACCGCTAGTAGGTTCCGTCTGACTGAACAATCTACATGAAACGTAAGTGCTTCGCACTTATTATTACATCAAATAAAATGTGTTTGAGCGATAGCGATAACACGATTGATACGAAGTATCAATCCACTAATGTAAATCAGGATCACGTCCAAGTCCAGGACGAATACTGCTAACTTTGATTTCTTTGACAGTTATTTCTTCATACGGATATTGTTCACGCATGTTCTGTACATAGTAATCCACTTCTTCTTGTGAGTTAAGCGTATCTTTCACATTTCCTTGTGAATCGATAACTTGATATCTAGTGATCATAGTCGATTATTTAATTACCTATGCAAAGACTAAATATATACATAAAACGATTTGGACTTTACACATGCGAGTATACGATATTATTTCAGAATCAAAGCAATTGGACGAAAAGCCAGTTGGAGCACTTAAGAACTTAGGCCAAAAACTAAAGGCAAAGGGTGCCGGAATGTTGGGCATGAAGGACACAAAAGCTGGTATAGAAGGCGGTATAGAAACAAATAACAAGGCAAATGCAACCTACAGTGCATTTAGAAAGCACTTGGGTAAGATACAAACGCCTAAGAATCAGGTTCCTGCTGAAGAATTACAGAATTGGCTAAAAAGCATGAAAATGAGTACTATGAACGTGCCTAATTCTGGTGTAATTGATGACAAAGCAGTTTCAAAAGCTATTCTACAGAGTACGATAGACACTGAAAAGCAGGCTCCTACTACCGTAGGTGCTACCGCACCGTCCGCTAAAGCGGCTACACAACAAACCGCGGCTCCTGCTAAACAGACCAAACAACCTTTCGCACAAAAGACAGGAGGCACTTTACCTCCTAGCATGGACAGTGATCCGATGGACCAACCAAAGAAGGCGGCTCCTAGCTTGGATACCAATGTGTTGTCAGCAATCAAAAAATTAAGCAAGTCCGAAAAAGCAAGTTTATTGAGAGCCATACAATGAGAATAGTTGACGCAATTTCATACAACAACCAAACCAGCCAAATACTCACAGAAGGATATCAGGATCTAACTGAATCACAGAAGATTTATCTTAACAGATGGGAAAGAGAACTTTGGCCTTTAATGGAAGAATACGTCAAGGTAGCTGAACAACAGCTAACAGCAGATCAGATACAGGCGATATTCCAAGGTGCAGAAAAACAGGCAATGGCCAGTGGTACAAACAAGACCATGTTGGGCAAGGTTGGTGGTGCGGCATTGGCAACTGCAAAACTGCCAATAGACATTGCAAAGGCAGTTGACAAGAAAATCAATGAACTTGGTAGACTGGCTCAAAATGCAGGTCCTATCAAGAACATGGATGCAAAGTTTGAAGAACTTAAAAAGAAGATAGGCGACAAAGATTCCAAAATAGTAGCAGGCGTAAAACGTGTGTCTGATTGGGCAAAGGACAATCCAGGCAAAGCAAGTTTAGCAGTTGGTATATTAACAACTGTTGCGGCTTTTGCAGGTGGACCAGCAGGCGGCGCGGCCGCAGGTTTGATATTCCGTGCTTCAAAAGATTTATTACAGGGTGAAAAACTTTCAACAGCAGTAGGTAAAGCGGCTAAGACAGCGGCATATGGTGCTCTTGCTGGCATGGCATTTAGAGCGTTATCTGACAATGTAATTGACAACGTGATGAACACCAAAGAAGCTGAATGGGTTGCTATGGAAAAATCCTACATGGATGCAAATCTAGCAGATGCCAAAGCAGAAGTTGCATCGAAGTTTGGTCTAGATAATGTAGACACAGCGTTAGATGGTGCGGCTAGATATCAACTTACTGGAAACTACAATGCTTTCTATTATGACTACGATGTTATCATTCCTGCAGATAAGAGAGCAACATTTGATGCACTCAAAGCGGCAATGGATAACACTGAATCATTTTCAGATGCTCAGATAAAAGCAACTATGAAGTTTCATGATTTTATGGGACAGCTGGTCAAAGATCCAGAAAGCCAGAAACTTATGGAAGTTCTAGAAGCAATTAAAAACATACCACAAGGCGAACTTACTTCTGCACAAACAAACGCATTGTTAGATGCTTCAGATAATTTAGACAAGTTATACGATGCTTTAGATGACATAGGTCCTGCAGGTTCTGCGGCACTGCAAGGTGCGGCGGCAATGGTGGACGAAAAATCCAAAGAAGCTATTAAAGCAAAACCAGTACCTAAAAAAGTAATGAAGCAACTTGAATTGGAATTTGAAAAAGAAACTGGTAAGAATGAAGATATCGACTATCGTGATGCAGTTCAACATTTGTTTGAACAATACATGATTGAAAGAGATGAAGATCCGAGACAAGGCGAACTAAAACTTGATAATCCTAATAGCTTAGGTGCAAAAGTAAAACGTGGACTAGGTAAGGCAGTAGGTGCTGTAGGTAAAGGTGCCGGCAAAGCAGTAGGTGCTGTAGGCAAAGGAGCTAAAGCAGTTGGCGGTACTGTAAAGAGTGTTGGTAAGGAACTTGGCAACAAGGTGACTGCTAAGAAATTAAACAAAGCATGGGAAAAAGCAGGTAAACCTACCGATGCAGGATCCATTTACAATATATTAAGTTCTCAAGGACTAGATGATGGCACAATTAAATCCATTGGTAAAGAACAAGAAGTAAACATAGTTTCAACAAAACCTAGTGCAAAAGATCAACCTAGTGCTGATACTGGCGCACAACAGGCGTCAGCTCAACCTAAAGGTTCAGCTGGAACAGCAAGCAGTGCGAGTGCAACACCTGCTAAGACAGACGGACCTAGTTTAGCTAACAGAATGGCTGGTGAAAAGAAAGCTGGACATACCTGGAAAGGTGGACAATGGGTCAATGACGAAACAGGAAAAATTGGAAGCACTGAAAAGTTAGGCAATCCGTTAGTTGCAAAACTTGCTCAGGAAATCAAAGCAAGTGGTGAAAGCGGAATAGAACAAATTAAACAAATTTTAAGTGGCCCAATGGAAAAACCTAAACCTGTTGCGGCAAAACCTAAACAAAAGTCTAAGGTAAAACCAACTCCTAAGGTTCAACAAAAAGCACAAAAAGTTGCTAGTAAAAAAGTATTCAAAAAAGTTCAACCTACCATACACAGTAAAAGCAAAAGCCCAACTGCATAATCTTACCAGAACGGTTGTTTAGTTTTTTTAGCAGTATCTAAATTTTCTTGAATTAAATCTTGAATTATAGTTCGATCAGTTTTATCTAAGAGGTAAGCCTGGTCAAGAGGTATTCCACCACGCATCCACCAGGTAATCCGGATGACTCCGTTTTTTATTTCTGCTACCTCGTTTTCGAGGACCTTAACCTCGTTCAGGATTTTGTCGAGGGGCCACGTTAAGATCCTTTGGCGAAAAAATTGCCCTGATCAAACGTGATAGGTAGTTCGTACTTTTCAGGCGCTCCTGCTTCTCTTTCTTCTTCAGTAGCAAGAACACTTAATGGTTTTTGTTGAAACTTATTACGTTCTTGTTCGATATGATCTTTTATGCCATTGAAGACTTCTGCATCACAGTTTTCTAAAAACTCTTTGATGTGTGCAGGATTTTCTACAGCAGTTTCTGCATCATCCGGTTGAATAGCAACAACACTTCTTATCAAAGTATTAACATTTAATTCAGTCAACTTTGCAAAACTTTTTTGAAATCTTGAAAGTTTATCTGCGTTGTCAATGTTGTCATCATTTACAATACTAAAGATACGCTGTTCTTCGAACGCTTTAATTGCACCTTCGGTAATTGTTTTGTAATTCAAAGGTATTATTTGTACTTTGAAACCCGGTATTTGAAATGCATCTACATATTGAGCCGTTGACAGATTGTCATAGATTTGAGATAATTTAATATCAAAATCTTTCATTATATCTGTATTCGGAACCTTTGCTGTCATTGTCAATGTATCTCCAAAACTTGCACGTCTTATTGCTACAAGTATTATGTCAAGATCAATTGATGGACAATGCCATGCATTTTTTATATTAGGCACACAGCTTTGAATTACATCAACTGTTGCCTGGCCATTTAATAAAGCATCTGGAGTTTTGAAAGTGATCTCATCCTTTGCTGTCATTGCGTAAATCGGATACTCACCGTTTTCCGTCTTTTCCAAAGACCCTTGTGGCCAGTAATTTCCGCCGCTTGGCAATTTAATGTAGATCTTTGGTTGTCTAAGGTGTTTTGCTAATGGGTTACCAGCTGGTTGTTGTACAGGTGGTTGCATTGGCATACCTTGTTGTCCCATGTTTGGTGGGAATTTATTATCTACCATGTTTATTTCTCCTGCTAAATATAGTTAATAAAATAGCATAGTTATTTATGGTGTATAATAAAGTGAGTATATAATTCATGGCAGTAATGATAGACATTCCTGGAATAGGTGAAGTAAAAGCAGAAAACGCCGCTTCAGAAGCCACTCTTAGAGAGATATTACGAGCTCTTGGAGGTAGATCTGGACAAGTTGGAGGTGCAGGTGGCGGAGGTGCCGGCGGTGGAGCGGCCGTAGGAGATGCTTCTAAAAAGGCCGCAAAGAATGTAACTGGTTTAGGAAATGCGTCAAACGTAGCAACTGACTCAATAGGAAAAATGGCGTCAGCGGCAGGAAGTATTGTTGGCGGAGTATTTAATCAACTTATAGCGGCAGGCGGTGCAGTTGTAGGTGCTGTTACAGGTTTTGGTACATCATTACTTAAAGGTGCAAACAGTATAGCTGATTTAACAGCCAATGTACCAGGCCTAAATCTTATTACAGGTGCAGTTGAAGGTCAAGTGCAACTTTACAAAGACTTATCATCAGTAGGTGCTGGATTTAGTAACGACATGTTTGAACTTACTAGAGTTGCAGGTACTGCGGCTTTATCACAACAAACCTTTTCAAAAATTGTTGCAGAAAATTCTGAAGGATTAAGATTATTTGGAGCAACTGTTCAAGGAGGTTCTAGAAGATTTGCTACCCTTTCAAAAGAACTTAGAACAGGGCAAATGGGCCAACAATTACTTTCAATGGGATTAACTACTGAAGAGCTAAATGAAAACTTAATTAGCTACAACGAATTTTTGACAACGACTGGCCGACAGAGATTAATGACAGACAAACAGCTTGCTGATCAAAGTGCAAAGTATAGTTTAGAACTAGACAAGGTAGCAAGACTTACAGGTAAGAGTCGTAAAGATCTTGAAGCAGAAATGCGTCAAAAGAACTCAGACATACGTAGACAAGTTGCAATGGCAAATATGACTAGTGATCAACAGATTGCTTTTGCGGCAAACTTAGAAGTAGCAGGTGCAAAATCAAAAGAGTTCGAAGCGGCATTGTTAGATATGGCAGATGGAATTGCCAACGATCCAGTCACGCAACAACTGATGGCTAACTCTCCTACTTTCCAAAAATTTGCAACTGACATCGAAAATATGTCTCCAGCAGAACTTAATAACTTTATGAAACAAGTTGGCGACGAAATGAAAGCGTTAGCAATTAAATTTAAAGATGGTGGTGTTGATGCGGCAATGAATACTCAGTTTGGTCAAATATTGCAAATTGGCGGACAATTAGCAACCACTATTGAAACTTCTGATACTGCTCTTGATAATGAACAAAACGCAAGAAATACGTTTACAGAAAAAGTAACAAACAGTGTTACAACAATGGAAGCACTGTCTGCGGCTACACAAAATCTAGTAATCAATACAGATGCATTTAATAAAAGTTTAGAAATTATGGGAAATATGATTCCTAGCTATGAAACAGCAATGGACGCATTTGATGCGGCCGCACCTCATGTTACAAAAGCAATAGACGATGCATTTACATGGGTAAGCACAACAGGAAAAGAATTGATGCAAAAAGCCATATCATATTTCAAAACAGATATGCTTCCTAAGATTATGGAGTTTGTTGAAAAGCTAGGCCCGATAATAGAAGACATGGTAGCGTTTGGAGCAAAATTCTTAGCAGATCCTGCAGGCACATTTAAGGATATAATTATACCTGCTATAAAAGATTTCGCGGTAACAACATTTGCGGCACTTGCTGGTGCAGTAGGACTTTATTTTGGCGGAAAAGCAATATTAGGACTACTTGCTACAGGATTAGGAGCATTATTTGTAGGTCCTTTTGCCATACCGGCCATGATCGTAGCAGGTATAGCAGGAGTATTTGGTTCATTATTTGCAGTAGATAAACTGCTTCTTGACGGAGCAATAGGAGATGGTATTGCCAAAGCCTGGAAATCGGCTACAAGTTTTATTTCAGATGCATTTACTGGAATCATAGATTGGTTCAAAGGATTATTTGATTTTGATTTTGGTGGCTTCTTTAAGGACATGATACCTGATTGGGTGCCATTTTTTGGTGACGATGATGACGACTCAGCACCAGCAGGACCAAAAGGCGACGATGGTGGTAGTTTTACTGATAAAATTAAAAATTGGTGGAACGATGATGATGAAGAACAAAGTTCACCAAAAGATTCTTCAAAAGAGCAAAAAGTTGGACGGAAAAGTAGATACGAAGGTTCCAATACGGAAGGCAATACCGACCTAGCATTGTTAAATAGTAATATGCGGGAGCTAATAGAATTACAGAAAAAGAATAATAGGCTGGTTGGAGCACAGTCGGGCAATTTGATGACCAGTTAGGAATAGTTAATGAGTTGGAAAAGACATTTTACACCATACGAATATGATTCTGGAACAAGAAGTCCTTTAAGTTCGGGCGGAACACAACCTGGACCAGCAAGAACAAATTACAGTAGTTTCTTACCAGATGTATATACAGGTGCACCAAACAGAGTAGAACGTTACGGACAATATAATGTAATGGATCAAGATTCTGAAGTTAATGCGGCACTTGATATTTTAGCGGAATTTTGTACACAACAAAATCCACAAAACAAAACAAGTTTTAGTTTAGATTTTAAATCACCTGCTACAGGTTCAGAAATAAAAGTTTTAGAACAATATTTACAGCAGTGGACAAAGTTGAATGACTTTGGCACTAGAATGTTTAAAATTGTAAGAAATGTTTTTAAATTTGGTGATGCATTTTTTATTAGAGATCCAGAAACTAAAAAATGGTTTCATGTAGACCCTGCAAAAGTATCAAGTATCATTGTAAATGAATCAGAAGGCAAGAAGCCTGAACAATATATTGTTAAAGATATAAATTTAAATTTTACAGACAAAGTTGCTACAACACCGTACACCACTAATGGTAATGTTACAGGTGGCGGCGACGGATACTTGACTGGTGGCGTAAGAGGTATGGTAGGAAATACTTCAACACAAAGCAGTTCAACTAGATTTGGTATCGACAAACAAAAAGAAATAGCAGTAAGTTCAGAACACATGGTTCATTTAAGTTTGTCTGAAGGACTTGACAACAATGCACCGTTTGGTAATTCATTGCTTGAAGGTATATTCAAAGTATACAAACAAAAAGAATTACTAGAAGATGCTATCATCATTTACAGAACACAAAGAGCGCCGGAAAGAAGAGTATTTTACGTTGATGTGGGTAACATGCCATCACACCTTGCTATGCAATTTGTGGAGCGTGTAAAAACGGAAATCCATCAAAGAAGGATCCCATCGAAGACAGGGGGCGGAACAACAGTCATAGACTCTGCATATAACCCTCTTTCAACCAACGAAGACTACTTCTTTCCGCAAACAGCAGAAGGACGTGGATCTAAAGTTGAAACACTGCCAGGCGGTACTAACCTAGGTGAAATAGATGATTTGAAATACTTTACTAATAAACTGGTTAGAGGCTTGCGTATTCCTAGTTCTTATTTGCCAGCGGCCGCACAAGATGAAGGACAAAGCTCCTTTAATGACGGCAGAGTGGGTACTGCATACATACAAGAGCTACGCTTTAATAAGTATTGCGAACGTCTACAGAACCTTATAGCTGAAGTATTCAATCAAGAATTTAAATTATATCTAATAGAAAAAGGTGTAAACATTGATATTGCAATGTTTGATTTATTATTCCAACCACCACAAAACTTTGCAAGTTACAGACAAAGTGAACTTGATAATCAAAGAATAGGAACATTTACACAAATACAAGCTATCCCATTTATTAGTAACAGATATGCAATGAAACGTTTCTTAGGAATGAGCGATGCAGAAGTTGCAGAGAATGAAAGATTCTGGAGAGAAGAAAACGATGAAAATCTAGAAAAGTCACCTACTGATGCACAAGGTGAAATGAGAGGTGCAGGTATAAGTGGTGCAGGTATAGCAGGCGATATTGCAGGTGCAACAGATACAGCACCAGAAGGTGAAGATCCAACAGTATCTGCAGGAGCAACAGATTCTACAGGAGCAGGCGGAGACGCAAGTGCGGCAGGAGCGGCCGAACCAGCGCCAGAAGCATAAATAATATTATGATACTAAGAGAAATATTTTATTTTGATAAAGAAACTATAGAGCCTATCGAAGACAAGACCTACGATGCTACTGATGATAAAAGCATTGTGAATCGTGATGACACTCGTAAGACAAGGCTTACTCTTAGACAAATCAACAAAGCACGAACAGCATCTGAAATACATTCTGAGGAAAAAGATAAAGAATTAGCATTTGTAAGACAGATGTACGGCATATCAAGTCAGCCCGAAGCAGTATAAAGAGGTAACCGATGACGGTAGCTTTCGTTATAGGAAATGGCGAGAGTCGTAAAGACATCGATCTATATCCACTTAAAAATTATGGAAAACTATATGCTTGTAATGCAGTATACAGGCATTTCCAACCTGATTATCTTGTAGCTGTAGATGTCAAAATGATCTTAGAAATTAATCAACACAAATGGCAAATGGAAAACAGCGTTTGGACAAATCCAAATAAGCAATTTAATGGCATGCAAGGATTTAATTTCTTTCACCCTAGCAAAGGCTGGAGCAGTGGTCCAACAGCATTATGGCTAGCAAGCACACACGGACACGATACAATTTACATATTAGGATTTGATTTTCATGGTAGTGAAGACCAAAATGGACAGCGTACGAAGGTAAATAATTTGTACGCCGGAACACACAATTACAAGAAAAAGGGCGAGCCAGCTACTTACTTTGGAAACTGGGAAAGGCAAACAGCGTCTACTTGTGAATCACACGCAGGTACTCGGTATATAAGAATAGTTGCAGATGGAGACGATTTTATACCGAAGCAGTTAAAAAAAGTTCCTAACTTGACTCACATATCAGTGAGTGAATTTAGGAGATATTACGATTTTTAGCATTCAGTTGCCAAAATGAACCGTTTTGGCACCATTTTCCACGTATTTTATAACAAAAGTGTAAATAATAGTAGACAGCCTTACCAATGAAACATTTACAGGAGAAAACAATGGCAGATAAATCAAAACTAGAGCAAATGCTCGAAAAATTGGTGAATAATGATCGCGATGGCGCAGATGCATTATTCCACGAATTTGTAATAGAAAAATCACGTGGCATCTATGAAAAAATGCTTGAGGACGACATGAAAGACTTAGAAGTCGACGAAGCAACAGATGAAGAAGTTGATGAAGCTTCAAAAGATGCAGACGTAGAAGAAGCTAAAGACGAGGAAGTTGATGAAGCTTCAAATGACGAAGAAGTAAAAGAAGAGTCAGACGAAGAAGTAGATGAAGCATCAGACGAAGACGTTGAAGAAGCTACAGACGAAAAAACAGACGAAAATTTTGACGAAATTACACCAGAAGCTGACCCAATGGGTGGCGACGCGGCAGATGACATGATCGATGACATGGAAGCTGGCGACGATGAAGGTGAAGAAGAAAAAGACGATGACGCAGAAGATATGGAAGATCGCGTTGTTGACTTAGAAGATGCTCTTGATGACCTAAAGGCAGAGTTTGAAAAAATGATGTCAGACAAAGAAGGTGGCGACGACGAAGGTGATGACGATGCCGCTGATATGGATATGGGTGATGAAGAGAAGGAAGACGAGGCAATTATGCCAGCTTCCGATCTTAGCGTAGAAGCACCAGTTGAAGAAATTGAGCCTGCATTTGAAGGCAAAAAATCAGAAACTGAACAAATGCGTGAGTATGTAGAAAAAGTTGCTGAGCCAAAAGGCGAAGACAACAAAGCAAAATCACCAGTAGCTTCAAAAAATGACATGGGTGGATCTGCAAGCAATTTAAATGCTGGCGGTGAAGGCTCAACAAGTGGTTCAGCAATGTCTGCAAAAGAAGATAATGCAGGAAACGTTAATGTACCAGGCGGAAAAGCATCAAAATCAATGTCAAACGCTAAAGGCCACGGCGCTGAGAAAAAAGGCGCAGGCGAATCAGGTGCCAATACAAAAAGTACTATTGGTAGCTAATTGAGGACTATTAGGTAGATGTTAAACTTAACAGAGACACTATCATTCGACCAAGCGAAGATGGTCGTGGAGCATACTGAAAATAGTGAAGGTGGAAAAGATCTTTACTTAAAAGGTATTTGCATCCAAGGTGGTGTAAGGAATGCTAATCAAAGAGTATATCCTGTTACTGAAATCGGTAGAGCTGTCAACACGCTCAACGATCAGATACAAGGCGGATATAGTGTACTTGGTGAAGTAGATCATCCTGAAGGACTCAATATTAACCTGGATCGTGTATCACACATGATTACTGAAATGTGGATGGACGGACCAAATGGTTACGGAAAACTTAAAGTAATTCCAACCCCGATGGGACAACTAGTAAAAACAATGTTGGAAAACGGCGTCAAGCTAGGTGTTTCATCTAGGGGTTCAGGAAATGTTAAAGAAGATGGAAGCGGAGAAGTCAGCGAGTTTGAAATTATTACTGTTGACTGTGTCGCACAACCAAGTGCTCCGGGAGCATATCCAACTCCCATTTACGAGCACTTACTGAATACCAGAAATGGTTACAAGGCATTAAATATGGCTCGCGAATTAAACGGCGATGAAAAGGCTCAAAGGTATTTAAAGGAATCGTTGGTAAACATTATCAACGGTCTCCGCTAATAAGGAGAAACAAATGTTAGATGCACTGAAAGCACTCTTTGAAAACAACGCAATTTCAGAGGAAATCAGAGCAGAAATCGAAACAGCTTGGGAGCAGAAGGTTAAAGAAAACCGTATGCAAGCAACAGCTGATCTACGTGAAGAGTTTGCACAAAAGTACGAGCATGATAAGTCAACAATGGTTGAAGCCATTGATAAAATGCTTGAGGACAGACTAGGCGCAGAGATCAATGAGTTCGCTGAAGATCGCCAAAAGTTAGCAGAAGCAAGAGCAAAGTATGCAGTAGCAATGCGTGAAAACGCAGACCTAATGAAAAACTTTGTTGTTGATCAGTTATCTAAAGAAATTGGTGAGCTACACGAAGATCAAAAAGCTATGGCTGGCAAATTTGCAAAGCTGGAAGATTTCGTAGTTGATTCACTTTCCAAAGAAATCGCAGAGTTTTATGAAGATAAAAAAGACTTGGCTGAAACAAAAGTACGTTTAGTACGTGAAGCCAAAGAACATCTAGCTAAAGTTAAGAGCAAGTTCATCAGTGATGCGACAAAAATAGTAGCAGAAACAGTTGAGAAAGGACTTACAAAAGAAATGACTCAACTAAAAGAAGATATTGATTCAGCTCGTAAGAACGATTTTGGACGCAAGATTTTTGAATCTTTTGCTTCTGAATATTCAAACAGCTACCTCAATGAAAAATCCGAAACTGCAAAACTTTTAAAAGTCGTAGAGTTGAAGGATAAGCAACTAGCTGAAGCTAAGGCTGTAGCAGAAGAAAAAGCAACTCTAGTAGAAAGCAAAGATGCTGAAATTAGACAAGCTCAAGATACAGCTCAAAGAAAAGAAGTTATGAATGAACTACTTGCTCCTTTAAACAAGAAGCAAAGAGATATCATGTCAGACTTGCTGGAATCTGTACAAACTGACAAATTGCAAAAGCATTTTGACAAGTACATGCCAAGCGTAATTGCGGGGGACACTCCAGCGAAGGAAACTAAGGCGACATTGACCGAAGGCACACAAGTAACAGGCAACAAAGAAAACAATGACATAGATGCAAGTGCAACTATAACAGATAATGTTATAGATATACGAAGACTTGCAGGATTGAAATAAGGAGAAAACAATGTCAGAACTATTAGAAAGTCGCTGGCAGGATACAAAAACTGCACTTCTTGAAGGCCTAGAAGGCAATAAGAAAGCTGTAATGGGTGTTACTCTTGAAAATACTAGAAAGTATTTGGCAGAGGCGGCTACAGCAGGTGCATCTAGTGCAGGTAATGTTGCTACACTAAACAGAGTGATCCTTCCGGTAATCAGACGTGTTATGCCAACTGTTATCGCCAACGAATTAGTTGGTGTACAGCCTATGACAGGTCCAGTGGGTCAAATCCACACATTAAGAGTTCGCTATGCAGATTCATTAGATGATGTAACTGCTGGTGAAGAAGCACTATCACCGTTCAAGATCGGTGTTGGTTATTCAGGTGGTGGAAGCACAGATAAAGCTGATGCTACTGCAACACTTGAAGGTACAGCTGGTAAGCGTTTAAGCATCCAGATCTTAAAGCAAACAGTCGAAGCAAAAACCAGAAAGCTATCAGCTAGATGGA